GGAGACGGCGGCCCCCCTTTTTACACTATTCCGAAAACCCCGTTCGTTCTGACTCCGTTCACTATGCGTTCCAGGTCGGTCATACAGCCACCCGACCTGCAGCAAAGGGGTTCGTGGAAAATCCAATGAAATCAACGTCATACGTAGATTTCGCGGACAGTCTGCGCGTCCTGTTCAAATTTCCCCGGCAGCGCCTCGATTCGTTCTCATGTCATACGCGGGCACTGGCATATTCCATGAATCGCGGTCAAAGTTGCCAATTCGTTCCGCGCGTGCCATTTGTAGGCGTAACCCCCTGGATTCACGCCCAATGCCGGTCATCAAGTCCGCCCGGACCAAGAAAATGGAAGGCAACCGCGCCCGCGCCGGAAAAGCTTCGATTCGCAAGAATCCGATCGTTTACGGCCATCTCGAGCCACCGGAGCATTTGTCGGGGGAGGAGCGCAGGATATGGGACGAGACCATCCGGTCGCTCCCGGAGAACATGGCGACAAAGGCGGACAGTGTGCTGATGGAGCGGTACGTGGTGGCTACCGCGCGGTGGCGCGAGATGCACATCGAGATAGGCGTGCTTGGCAACCTGTTGCGATCGCCTCGCGGCTTCATCAAGAACCCTCTTTTAGGGTCCATGCGCGATCTAGGCACGGAGATGCATCGGTGCCAGATCGAACTAGGACTGACCCCCGCATCCCGCGCGCGGCTGGCCGCGCCAGAGAAGGCGGAAGAGTCACCGATGTCGCTGCTGATGAATGCCCTCGAGGCGCCTGAACCGGGCCGGTCGAGCAAGCGTGGACATTAGCGCCAACCCGAAGATCGCGCGGCGATCGCCGCAATATGTGTCGCCCGTGCTGCGGCAGCTTTACAGCTTCTACGAAGTGCCGAAGGTGGACTGGGGGAAGCCCTCCGCAGGCATCGTCTGTTTCTGTCACATGTTGAGAGTGCCCGCCGGGAAGTTCGTCGGCAAGCCTCTCAGGCTGCGCGAATTCCAGCTAAATTTCATAAGAGATGTCTACAACAAGCGCAACGAGAACAATGTGCGCGTCCGCCGCCAGGCGGTCATGTCGGTCGGGCGGCGCGCGGGCAAGACGCTTCTTGCCGCGCTCCTGATCCTCATTCACTTATGCGGGCCGGCCAAGCGCCAGAACTCGACCTTGGTGTCGGCGGCGACGACGCGCAAGCAGGCGTCGATCGTTTTCCGTTTGGTCTGCCAGATGATCCGGCTGAACCCGGATCTCGCCCGCCAACTGAATATTGTCGATTCGACCAAGCACATCGTCAATCCGGTGGACGGCTCTTACTACGCTGCGATCTCCGCTGAAGCAGGAGGTCAGTACGGCGAAGGCCTGGACCTCGTCGTGTACGACGAACTTGCCCAGGCGCGTTCCAGCGCCCTCTACGACGCGCTGATGACCTCACTCGGTTCACAGGTTGAACCTTTGATGATGATCATCTCGACGCAGGCGCCCGCGAACGACCACATCCTGTCGGAATTGATCGATTACGGCATGAAGATCCGAGACGGGGAGTTCGTCGACGACAGCTTCACCGTCCATCTTTATAAGGCCGACGACGACTGCGACCTTCAGGATGAGGAGCAGTGGTTCAAAGCGAATCCGGCGCTCGGCGATTACCGCGATATCGATGAATTCCGTACGTCGATGGCGCGCGCCGCGAAGGTGCCAAGCCTCGAGGCAACGCTGCGAAATCTGTACTTGAACCAGCGCGTCCAGGCGATGGCGCCGTTCCTGACGCAGAATGTGTGGAACGCCTGTCAGGGCGAGATCGACACGACATTGCTTGCTGACGGAAGACCTGTCTTTGCGGGTCTCGATCTGTCGGCTCGGACCGACCTGTCGGCAATGGTCATGGCGGTGGCCGACGACGAGGGCATTTTTCACCTGTTTCCGCGCGTGTGGACGCCCGCCGACACGCTGACTGAGCGGTCCATCCGCGATCGCGCCCGTTACGACGTGTGGGTCGCGCAGGGCCACATGATCGCGGTTCCGGGCAACTCGCTCGACTATGATTTTCTGGCGACCGACATCGGCGATACCAGCCGGACCACTAACTTCGATCGGATTGCCTATGACGCCTGGCGCATCGACGTGTTCCGGCAGGCACTCGCCCGCATGAGCGTGCAAGTGCCGCTGGTTTCATTCGGGCAGGGATTCAAGTCGATGGCGCCGGCGATCGACATTTTCGAGGAACTGGCGATCAATGGCCGCATTCGCCACGGTGGCCATCCCGTTCTGCGATGGTGTATCTCTAACGCGGTGATCGAGCGTGACGCGGCAGGGAATCGCAAATTGACCAAAGCCAAGTCTTTTGGACGCATCGACGTGGCGATCGCCGCCATCATGGCCGTTGCCGCGGCAAAACTTCAGACCGAGAATGCCGTCGATGCGGCGGCGATGATCGGCTGAACGAGGGAGAATCCGATGAGGTACGTGCTCGCGCTTATTATCGTAATGCTGGGAACGGCTGCATTGGCTCATCCGGGCCACGATTGCACGATGAAGAACCCGGACAAGGAATGCGGAAAACCGCATGGCGGGCATTAAGCGGAACGCGGTCTTATCTCTGCATTGAACCGCGTTCCTATCATTCCGGCATGGGACGGTGCGCGCTTACCGGCCAGAGTCCATCCGGGTGATTCAGTCCACCACCATCCAGTGCGCTTTGCCGACGACGAACATTTCTTCGAAGGTCGCGCGGTAATAGGCCTGACCGCCGGGTAAACCGTGCTCGCCGGTCATCTGGATGTAGCCTTGCGCACCCCAAGGCTTAGGCTCGGTTACCACCATGAAGCATCCGGCAAACATCCGGTTCTTGCAATCTGGCGATAGCTGGACGATTTCTCCGGGGCGCACCACCATCAGGGCTGCTTCACGTCGTAGTTCTTGTCGCAGCCCGCATCGCCCGGATATTTGCCCTGCGGATCGCAGATCATGACTTGCAGCACATCGTACTCGTCGTAGCCGTAGAAGCGGCTGGCCTGGATGGTGTAGTCGCGCTGGGCGCGCGGCCCGGTCTTGCGGATCTTGAACGGGTACGGCCAGTCCGGCAGGGACAGCATGCCTTCCGGCAGAGCGTGTTCGTTCCGCCGCATATGGTCGCCCAGCGTGTTGAGGATGAGCGTGCCAAGCTGCGGTTCGAACGAGCCGATCAGCAGGAGTTCCGGCAAGCCCCTGATGGCGTTGCCGATGGTGTAATAGAAGCCGGTGTTCTTGCTGTCGGGTATGATGCCAAAAATATGCTGGCCGGACTGGTCGATATTACGTTGAATTTGGCTGTCTAGCTGTTTGGCGGTTACGGTCATTGCCGGTCCTTTCAGTTGGTGAACAGATGCCAGACTGTGTTGTCGTCGGTGCAGATCACGGTCTTGCAGTAGTGGAGGTCCGCCGGCACCGGAGTGCCGGTCGCGATAAAGGCGATCCTGAAGAGTTCCCGCTCCACCTGCTCCGGGTTAACTTCGAACCAGAGAGCAATAGGGTACTGGTCGGAATCCTCCCCCGGATTGCGGTCGGCATGCCGCAGGACGGCATACCGAGGCACTTCGATGGTTTGCGTCCCGCCGAAGAGCGGCAGGAACTTCCAGATGACCCGGCTCATGTCTTGACCTCTCGCAAGACGGCGCGAACGTGCCGGGTTTCCAGCATCTCGCGCCTGCCATCGGCATAGGCCACGCCGATGCGGCCACGATCAGCAGCGATAACGACGGTCGCATCGAGCCATATCTCGGTCGCGCGCTTGCCGTCATTATCCCACTGCATCCTGCGGACGCGCACCGGATCGCCGATTTTCATCATGGTGTCTTCGGCTTTGCCGTTTTGTCGACCGCGGCATCGCGCTCGTCTTGGGTGAAGTAGGAATCCTGCACGTTGCCAGAGGCGTGGGAGCGCGTGGCGCGGCTGGCCGAGGACATCGCTTCGCCGAGGTGCGCGGCGTTGTAGGACATCGTGTGACCGCTGTGCAGGCCCATCGCGGCGCCGGTCTTAAAGGCGTCGACGTTGGCCGCGAGATAGATCACAGCCCAGCCGTGGTCTTTCTGCACGCCCTCGAGCAGCGCCTTGATGGCCGGCTGGGTCCACTCGCGCGAAGAGTTCTCTTCGCCGTCCGTGACGATTACCAAGGCGACCTTGATGCTGGCCGGACGCTTGCGCGACCGCATCATGCCAACCACACCGCCGATCGCGTCGTAGAGCGGCGTGCCGCCGCGCGGCACGTAACTGTCGCGGCTGAGTTTCGGCACGTCGGCGGCATGCCGCTCGTCCCAGACAAGATCGATCGATTCGGTATCGAAGGTGGTCAGCCAGAGATCGGCCATTGTCGTCTGGTCGGCCCGGAGATCGCCGACATAGGCGTTGATCGCCTCAATTGTCGTGTCCCGGTGCTTCTCCATCGAGCCGCTGCGGTCCACGATCAGGTGTGCTTCCAAATAGTTCATCTTGGCTTCTCCTGTTGCTGTCTCTGAATGTTTTGTATGCCTTGGCGCCCTTGGACGTGTAGCGTTCGTGGATGCGGAACGCCTGTTCGATCTCCGCGTCATCGAAGCCGTGCTGGCTTAACCAGGTACTGATGACCCTCCAGTCGACGGCATGGGGCGGCAGGTCTGCTTCGCGGAGCCGCGTGATGATCCGCTCCGAAGCCTTGCCCGGCTCAGGAACGCGCGACATGACGAAGGTGCGGAACGATGCGTGCAGCGTGTTATGCACGCGGGCGTGGTGCAACCAACTGCTCATGAGACGATTAGGCTCCTTCTGGTAAATTTTGAGGGCTTCGCGCAGATCGTCGCGTTCCTGCTCGGCGCGCTCGCAGCGGTCGGCCAGGTCGATGATATCGACGCCCGTCGCTTCGATGACGCGGGCGATGTTGACCGCGCGCATCTCGACGGTCATGGCGTTGAATTCGGCTTCGGCCTTCGCCGCCTGTTTTTTGAGTTCCGCCTTGTAATGGTCTTCGGTGAGCACCAGCGTGTCGGCGAAGGCATCGCGTTCGCATTTCAGCGCGACAAGCGCACTGGCCGCTTGTTCCGATTTGCCTTTTACGCGATCGAACCGGCGCAGCCATTTGACCAGTTCGTCAATCTCCTCGTCAGAAACGGCGGTTGTCATTTGTCGGTCCTTTCGAGGGTTTTGCGGATTTTCAAGACGGTTACGTTGGAGATCGAGAACCTGGAATCAGGGTTCAGGCGGACGGAGCCGCGCGTCGAGGGCGGCACGGATGCCAGCGACGTTTCGACTTCGCCGATGACCAGCGCCAGCGCGGTGAGCAGTTCGCCAATGCGCTTTTCGGCGGCTTCGGCGTGCTGGGCGGTATTATGAAAGCGGGTCATGAAATGGGTTCGTCCCTGCTCGGCTAACGCCAGATACAGGCGCAGAATATCGTTCTCGGCCCGTAAGCGGTCGGTTTCGTCGGTCATTGTTGCCTTGACGAAGCAGCCACATGGGTTAAGGTCGAAGAAGGCGAAGACCACATCCTCTATCCGCACGGAACTAAAGCCCCCGCTTCTGCGAACGTCGATATAGATTCTGTGCTCTTCGCCGCCCCTTTTCCTCAGAGACCTTCGCGCATTGCCTTGATGCGCCGATTCATCACCAGCCCTAGCTGGGCCAGCGAAGTCACCTGCTTGCGGACCTGATCGATCAGCGGTAGATCCTCGACCATCGGGCATTCCGGGCTTTGCTCCATGATCGGCCCGATCAATTGCTCCTGAAGTTCAGCCAGCGACTTTTCAATTTCATGCATAGCGGCGGTGGCGCGTGCCAAGGCGAGCGACATCGACATCTTGGCCGGATCGCGGTGGATTTCGAGGCGTTGGGCTACGTGCGGGTTCACTTGCGGTTTTGCTCCGTTGAATTCGTGGTCTAGTTCTGCGTTGAGGGCGTCGGCTAGGTTTTCAATGTTGTCGAACACTGGTGGCCTTTCTTTTTGCTGTTTCGGTATCGCGTAGTTCTTCTGTCGCGTCGTTGCAGCCAGATTCGATCAAAGCGCCAACCAATTCCAGACGCATGATGAGTTGGTCCGGCAGGGTCTGGTTTTCGTCGTTGAAGATTTTAAGCAGCGTATCGTACGCCGCCTTGGCGCCGCGCCAGTAGGTGCCGGTAAGTATGAGCCGCTGCGTCTCGCTGGTCTTGCGCGAGGCATATAACAGGCCTTTGTACGCGGTGACGATCGGCATGCTCTCCTGCGTGGCTTCATTGCTGGCGTCCAGCCATAGCTGACGGGCCTGTTGAATTGCGCCGTTGTGCGCGGCTTCGATATGCTCGTCCACCGTTGGCTCGCGGATGCCGCTGACCTCGATCATGATGATTTCGCCGCAGTGCATGCAGAGCGACATGGTTGGGACGTCGAATTTCTTGCAGGCTTTCCACGCCTGCCAGAGGTCGTTAATTTCATTCTGGCAGAACGGACATATCCGCCTCATCGGGTTTCGCCTTTCGGGTTCTCGGTTTGCGTTTCAGGTGCGTCTCTAGCATTGCGCGCAGTGCGATCTCGACGGCGCGCGGCGGACCGCTGCGGGCATAGTTGTTGGACGTTCTGTCGGTTATGCCCAGCGCTTTCGCGAGGTCTTCGTGCGTGAAGCCAAGCTGCATGCGGATGTCGTTGTATTCTTCGCCTGTCATCATGGCTGATCGATACACCGAAAAATTTTCGTTGTCCAGTTGACAGCCGCCGTGTCCTGTATGACATAAGGGGCGAACGAAAAATTTTCGCTAACGCCCCGGAGAACTTCCTTGAAATCCTTGGTTTACCCGACAGTCAACATGAATGGCACCGCCAAGAGCGTCCTGGTCGAACAACTGGTCGACGTCATGAACGCCCTGCGCCTCGCCGAAAAGGCAATGGCCGAGGCCAGCCCGAACGGGCGCGATTACCAGAACAGCCCGATGACCGGCGAGAACGGCGTCTACGCCGCGCAGGACGCTTGGCATGAGCGCCGCCTGATGGTCACCAAGCTGACGCAGGAGATCGAGGCGTACGCCTTCCAGATCAGCCAGCAGAAGGGCGGTCGCTGATGCCGCCCCGTGAACTCTCTCCTACCGCCAGCCCTGAATACGCCATCGGCTACTACACTGCGTGGCGGCAGCAGCCGCGCGACAGTCCCTATTACAATCGTGCGCAGACGGAGCGCTATAAGCGCGGCTACGAACAGGCTGAGATGGAAGGGGCGCTGGCAAATATGCCAGCGCCAGCGCCTGTACCCGCGTGGATGACTGAACCTCTAATATCAGTGGAGGATGGATCACCCGCCAGTACGGTAGTTGGGCTTGTCTTTCTGTTCATCCTGATAGTCGTGGTCGTTGGGATCAATGTGTCATGAGCGAGACCCTTATTTGCGAAACGATCATCAGCGGCACGGTGCTGCGCATGTTCGAACATCAGGGCGCGGCGTTGCCGTTCCTGATCCGTGAATCAACGGTCGGGAACCCGAAGACAATCTGCCACGATGCTTTTGCGACCATCGACGCGGCCACGCAGGCCTATCTCGACCGCCGCCGCGAATTGAGATCGGACCGGGGCCTCTAGGGGGGCTGCACCCGGTCCCTGCGGCGGCACGCTCATGGGGAAACATGCGTGCCGCCGCCTCCATGTTAGCCATAAATCCGAAAGGAATAAGACGGATGAACAAGAAGGGCGAACCCAATCTGATCAATACCTACCGCATCGAAGAGCGCATGACGCGCGTCGAATTACATGAGCACGCGGTCAATATGGCGACCGCTGCCTATGCGCATTTTGGTCGAATGCTGCCAATCTGGATGATCGCGACCTATAGCGATGACCGGGGCGATCCTGAATTGAACGGGCACTTCTTGCTCGTCATCGAGACCGCATGGGAGAACCCCGATCAGAAATACCGGGCGACCGAATTCATGCGCGGCGCTGTCAACGATCCAGACTTCGGCGCCTATGCCTACGCCTTCATCTGCGAGGCATGGGTGGCGAGTGAGAAGGAGGGCAGCAAGTACGATGCACTGCGCAAGCAGGGCCGTGGCGTGCCCCCCGGCGAACGCCCGGAAGACGAGCGCGACGACATCCTGATGATCCTGTCGTTTGAGCGCGACGGCGACAGTGCCATGACCCGCTTCCTGACTCACGATCGTGGCGGTCCCGGCAGGAACTTTCTCGGTCCGCGTACCGAGATGCCGGAAACGATCGAAGGCGTGATGTGTCTGTTCCCGAAGAAAGAGGAGAAGAAGCGATGACCAGCGACGGTCCGTATAACGACGGCCCGAAGGCGCTTGCCGCGATGTTGGTCGAGGGAATCAAGAACGTCCTCGCTAACCAGCCGACAATCCAGATAACGGATCTCCAGCACCCCGGCCTGCACGTCGTTAATAGTGTTGAAGAGGTCGAGGATTTCGATCAGGGCGAGAAGATCGGCATGGTGACCTTCGTCACCGTCGAAGCCAATCCGAAGCCTTTTCTGTGGTGCTACTCGCTGCCGGTCGCGGTCGGCGATGTGATCGTGCTCGACGCGGAGTGCAAGCCCGTTTCCCTCCCTCAACAATAGGAACCGACATGAAGGACGAACGCAGGAAGACCAAGAACCACGGCAACACCACGAACACGGGGATGCTGCCGGTCAAGGGTGGCAGCGCCCCCGGCGTGCTGACGCTGCCAAAATCGGCGCTGGGCCTGCTCAAGGTCGCGGCTCGACCGGGCCGACGCATAAAGATCGAACTGCCGCAGCGGCGCAGCAAGAAGGATAAGAGCGAATGATCGTCTACAACGTCCTGCGCCGCTGGTTCACCGAGAAGGTCGAGGCCGAACGCTACCGCATCGCCGAGGGTCTCAAGCCCGCCGCGACGGCCAAGCTGGACATCCGCGATCGCGTCGATCTGGCGAACCTCCTGAACATGCTGTGTGAGCCGCCGAAGCCGGGAGCGCGCATTGTCGCCCCGGCTACGCCCGAGATTGTCGATCGCGCCGCAGTCGGTGCGCTCGATTTCGACTACATCGAAAAGCACGTAGTGCCGAAATTCCTGCACAAGGAGCATGACGAGCGCGCCAAGCGTCGAGCGGCGAAGGGATGATCACCGATGCATTTTGACACCGCCAGACAGGCAATGGACGCGATCAAAGCGGCTGGGCTGGGTAAGGAATTGATTACGACGCACGATTACCAGTTCGCTGGCAGCAACACACAAGAGGCAGGCACTGGCTGGATCGTTTTGCAACAGGGTTTCAAGCCGATCACCGAAAGCCAGCGCACCCGCCTGCATAAGACCCTGAAGGGAAAAGCCGAATGACCCAGTTACAGTGGGCAAAATGTCCGTGCGGACATCCGGCATGCGAACGACAGTACCCAGTCAATCTCGGTACTTTTCGCGATGGTTCCGGGTTTGAGCCGGACGAGGTCGAATTGGTCAATCGCGCTTTTGCCGAGGCAGCGCACGATTGGATTAAGTCACCAAACGATCTGGTGATGTGGGTATGCAATAACTGCAAATTAGCATTATCGGGCTATCAATCAGGCAAACCAGATATTTATGCTCAACCAAGTTGCACTGTGAACAGCATGAGGAACCGTGCCGAGGCTGCGGAGAAGGCGGAGGAGCACCTCGTCAAATTGTTCGCGGAGCAAGGACGCCGCGCCGAGGCTGCGGAGAAGCGTGCAGAGGCGGCAGAGGCCGAGCGCGACAAGCTGAAGGCGGCGCTTGAGCGGCACGGCGAACCCTAGGCACGGGCATTCGACTAGGCTAGTGTTGGCGTAGGCTCCGGGGCCGGATGGCAAGGCGGTCGGCTCTAGACCGATTACAAGCTGGTTCGATTCCAGTCGGAGCCGCCACGCTAATGCGGAACTTCCGCATAAGAAGGAGAAAACGATGACGTAGATCACTCAATTGAAGATCAAGATTAAAAGCCTCGCTGCCGAGGCCGTTATCATCCGGCAGGAAGAACGAAAGACTACCGGGGACACCCGGACCGCCCTGCATCTCCACCGTACGCTCGACGTCCGCCGTGAAGCCCGCGCCAGTCTTCTGGCCTATGCGTACCTCCGCGACAAACCCCTCGAAACGCTGGAACGGCCCGGATCTCGAAAGGTCAACTGGCCTGACGTGATGCGCATCGCCAAGCGATTCGGCGGCGATGATTTCGAGCCGGATACGCTCAAGCGGTGGGCGGGGCCGGAAGCTAAGTGGCCGGCGCCGCCGCTCAAGTGGCCACCGAAGGAGGTGGCAGCGTGAGCAGAAAGCCGCTTGACCGCATCTAAGGGGCGGTCATACTGTCGGCAGGTTCAGGAACATGCATTTAAGGCGAGACGGTTGCCCCCTCTCGCCTTTTTCTTTTTGGTGCAGCGCGCTATAACGGTTGTATGAGGGATGAAGACCACTTCGACGCAATGATCGCCGGTTTGGTGGACATCGGGTTTTCGCGTACCGAAATTGCCGAAGGCGCAGGTTTTTCCAGACAGACTTTGTACCGACTTGAGCATGGGCAGGCGCGTCCATTGCACGACACTGTCCAGCGATTAAAAAGTTTCGCCGAAACGCGCGGTGTAACACGCACGGTACATTTTAGGGGCTAAATCGCAGAGCAACCTGATTCGTGTCGGGGTTGCTCCATGCCGCTTGTTTACAAAACTGCGTACCAGTCGGCGGACGATCCGCTTGAATATGTGTTGTCGGACGACAGCGTCGATCGCTACGGCGACATCATCCAAGCCGATGGCTGGATGCTCGCCAATTTCCGAAAAAATCCCATCGCGCTTTTCGGTCACAAGTCCGATGCGCCGATCGGCACCTGGTCGAACATCCGCGTCGAAGGCAATCGACTGATCGCCAAGCTTAAGCTGGCGGCGGCAGGGACCAGCCACTGGGTGGACATGGTCCGCCAATTGATCGAGCAGCGCGTGCTGCGCGCCTGTTCCGTGGGTTTCCGCGATATCCAATCCGAACCGCTCGACCCCGAGAAGCCTTGGGGCGCGCTGCGCTTTTTAAAGAGCGAACTGGTCGAATGCTCGATCGTCGCTGTTCCCGCAAATCCCAATGCCCTTCAGGTTTCGAAGAGCCTTGGCCTTTCCGACGCAGACATGGCGTTGGTCTTTAGCAAGCCCGCAACAGAAGACCACCGCCGATCTGTGCCGGTTCCCGGCAAGCCCGCCCCGCAGAAAGCCCCTAGAGGGAAAATCCCAATGAAACTTGCACAGAGGATTCAGGCCGCGCAGGCCGAATTGAACAGGCTGCGCGATCACTTGACTGCCCTGTCGGACAATGACGAGCCGACAGATGACGATATCGCCCTCCAGGAGCAACTGCCGGACGAGATCGAAAATGCGAAGAAGGAGTTGGAACGCCTTCAGCGCATGGAAAAGGCGCTTGTTGTCCAGACCGTCGACGAAAGTCAGGGCAATGGCGACGAAACCCAGCAGCGGCAGGCCGGTCGGCAGGAAATCATTGTTCCTGAACGCCCGTTCCGCGTGCCAGCCAAGAAGCTGACGCCGCTGGACTTCTTCGTCCGCGCCGCAGCGGTGTTTGCTCTCCAGAAGATCAAGCAGCAGCCGCTCGAGGTGGTCCGCCGCCAGATGTATGGCGACGATGAATCGACGGCTATGGTGCTGCGTGCCGTTGTTTCCCCCGGCAGCACCACGGTGCCCGGATGGGCGCAGGAACTGGTAGCGACCGCGACGGTCGGCTTCCTCGACTCCCTGCACCCGAATACGATCTTCCCGGCGATCCGGTCGCGTGGCGGTTCGTTCACCTTCGGTCCCGGTCAGGGCAACATCCGTGTCCCTGGACGCTCGGCCACGCCGACACTGGCAGGCGCGTGGGTTGGTGAAGGCCAGCCTATCCCCGTCCGCAGGATCGGGTTCACGTCGGCCTTGCTGACGCCGAAGAAGCTGGCGGTCATTTCGACCTTCACGCATGAACTGGCGGACTACAGCACTCCGAATATCGAGGCTGTCATCCGCGATGCGATGCGCGTCGATACCGCGCTGGTCATCGACACCTACCTGCTCGATGATCTGCCGGCCACGTCGATCCGTCCTCCGGGCCTGCGCAACGGCGTTGCCGGTCTGACGCCTTCGGCGGACGCCAACAAGACCGTCGCCATGATCGCCGACATCAAGTCGCTGGTTGCCGCGATCATCGCGGTCAACGGTGGCCGCGACATCGTCATCGTGATGAACACGCTACAGGAGATGGGCATCAATTTTGCCCAGACCCCGAACGGATTCCTCTTCCCCAGCGAGGGCGAAGCGGGACGGCGCTTCAACGTCACTTTCGCCTCGAGCACTGCCGTAACTCCCGGCATGGTCGTGGCAGTCGATGCGAGCGAATTCGCTTCGGCGAGTGGCGATGCGCCGGAATTCAATGTGAGCGATCAGGCGACCATCCACGAAGAGGATACGGCGCCCGTGGCGATCGGCACGACCGGCACTCCGGGCGTTGTCGCCGCACCGGCTCGCTCGCTCTGGCAGACCGACACCATCGGTATCCGCATGCGTATGCCCCTTAACTGGGCGATGCGGCGTCCGGGCATGGTGTCGTGGATGACCGGCGTCACCTGGTGAGCCGGAACATCATCTGACGACGGAAGCCCTGCCGCGCGCGGCGGGGCTTCCCCTCTTTCCGAGAGTAGGGTCATGCCGGGAACCAATCTCAATAGGTTGACGCAATCGGCTGGGGTGCATGGCGACTACGGCGTCTTCGATCCGGTCAATGCGTGGCCGGGAGCCAAGGATGTCATCGTGTCGGTCTTGCAGACCGGCGCCTCGCTGCTTCAAATCGGTTACGAGACAAACACACCCGATGTCCTATGGACGCGCCAGTGCAGCGCCACGGGCGTCTGGTCGACATGGTCGCAGGGCGCGAACGGCGGCGGTGGCGACGGTGGAGGTGGTGACGTGGGCATCGAAGAGGCACCTGACGACGGCTATTCCTACGTCCGCCGCAGCGGCAAATGGGAAGTGCTGGTGCAGATGTGGACCGGCGATTATTCGTTCAACGATACGCTGACAGAACCGCCGGGAGGTGGGCAGCTACGCCTCGACACGCTCGACCAGACGGCGGCTACCAAAATATGGATGTCCGGCATGAGTGCGCCGGGAAACGACATCCTGTTCTATCTCGAAACGCTCGATGAGACGCGCGGCCTGTATCTCCAGGATAAGGACAATTCGGCGCTCAATCAGACCTACAACATTACCGGCCCCGCCATTGTGAAAAGCGGCTACGTCGAACTGCCGGTTGTCTGGTCGAAGGGTAATTTGCCGCTGACCAGCCAGCGCATCTTGGTCACCATCATGAATCTGCCGCCTACGGCGACACCCGCGAAGTAAGGATTCCCTATGGCCATCGACCTTAACAAACTGATGCCTGCGTCTACCGCCGAGGGCCACTATGGTGCCTACGAGCCGGAAAACGCATGGGACGGTGCTGGCGCGACAGTCAGGGTCTACGTGCTGATATTTGGCCACAACATCATGCAGATCGGCTGGACTGAAGGCCAGCCTACCAAGCTTCAGGTACGCACGCGGAGACGTGATTACGCGGAGTGGGGCGACTGGACGCCGGTCGATTTACCAGCGCCACCGGAGCCGCCGGAAGAGGTCATTCCGGGGCCAGCCCTTGCCGCGCTCGATCCTAACGAAGCGATGATGGGCAGCGCCGATTTGACACTGCGCGTGCTCGGCGAGAATTACGATGAGGGGTCCGTTATCGTCTTCAATGGCGGCGATGAGGTGACGGCGTTTATTTCGGCGACGGAACTGCACACGGGGGTCAAGCCTTCGTTGGTGGGCGCGGCGATCGCCGTTCCCGTGCTGGTGCGCAACGCCGATGGCCAGCAATCCGCAGTGCTAGACTTCACTTTCACGCCGCAACCAGAACCCGAGGAGTAAACGATGACTGAGGAAACCCAAACCATCCAGCCGAAATACGGCCCCTATGTCGGTGGCCACATCACCGTGGCGAAGAAGATCGCCAAGAAGGCTATCGCCGATGGCTGGGCTGTCGATCCGTACGCGCCGCCTGCCGAGGACGCGCCGTATGACGAAGCCAAGATACTGGCTGCAACCAACGCTGCCAATGCCGCAGCAGCCGAGTTGCGGGGCGAAGCACCTCCGCCGCCGGTAGAAGCCGCATCAGCGCCTGCGACAACGACAACGACCGAAACCGCGCCGCCTGCTGAACCGGCCACTACCGAAACGGTTGAAGAATCGAAGAAAAAGAAGCCGGAAGATCCGCTCAAGCGGTCGATGGAAGCGGAAGCGAGGCCGACTGGTGGCTATGAGACCCGGTCGCCCAAGAAGTGAGCAGGAAAAAGCGGCCCAATACCAGCAAAGCGCTGGCCATCCGGCAACGTGCCACCGAAGGTGAGCCGAGGCCTGGGCCGTATCTTGTCACCAATCCGACCGGCGTCCTGCCCAACGAATGGGGGCAGTACTGGAATTATTGGCAGATGGGGTTTGACCCCATTGCCATTGGCACCAACGTCGTTGTCGAAGCGTGCGTCGATGCCTACGCGCAAACCATCGCAATGTGCCCCGGCGATCATTGGCTGCGGCAAGCTGACGGTGGACGCACGCGGGTAACGACTTCGGCGCTGTCGCGTATTCTGCGGCGCCCGAACGAATACCAGAGCCGCTCGGATTTCCTGCTTGGCCTGGGGCGCGACCTTTATATGGAAGGCAACACTTACGCACTGGCGATCAGAAACGCCCGCTTCGAAGTGGAGTCTCTCCACCCGTTCAATCCGAAGGTATCCATGCCGCTGGTCGGTCCCGGCGGCGAGATTTTTTACCAGTTGAACGGCAACAACGTCGCCGAGAAGATGATGGCAGGCTCGGCGATGCGGACGACGCACGGCCTCGTCGTGCCCGCGCGCGACGTGCTGCACGTCAAGCTGGAGCCTCGAGTAGGCGAGCCGCTGATCGGCGTTCCGCCGATCAAGCATGCGTCGGCCTCGATCGCAGCGCAGAACATGATCGGCGCGCAGCTTGTATCGTTCTTCGGCAACATGAGCCGCCCGTCCGGCGTGCTCTCGACCGACGCCAACCTGACCGTCGAACAGGTTACCGACATGCGGGCGCGCTGGAACGAGCAGGCCAAGGGCCTGAACGCAGGTGGCACGCCCATCCTGACCAACGGTCTGAAGTTCCAGCCGATGTCGGTGCCCGCCAAGGACGCCGAGATGTCGGCCCTCATGAAGTTGACGCAGGAAGAAATCTTCATGGCGTACGGCGTGCCGCCCGCCATTCTCGGCTTTACCGACAAGTCGTCCTTCGCCTCGACCGAAGCGCTGATGCAGTTCTGGCTGGCCCGCAGCCTTGGCTTTGCGATCGATCACGTCGAAGTCGCTTTCGACCACTTCTTCGGTCTCAAGGGGTGGCCGGAAGAGTATGTCGAGATGGACACCAGCGTTCTGCTTCGTCAGCAGTTCAAGGACCGGATTGAGGGTCTGGCGCGCGGCGTGCAGACGGCGATCTTCACGCCGAACGAGGCCCGCCGTTTCGAGGATCTGCCCGACAAGCCCGGTGGCGACGATCCGCGCGTTCAGCAGCAACAGGTTCCGCTCGACTGGGGTGGTTTCGAATTTCAGCCGCCGGCGCCGGCGGCACCCGCCGCGACACCGGCCAAACCAGACGACGAAGAAGAGCCAAAGCCGAAGCCGGAAGACGATGCGAAGGACATGAAGAACCTCCTGCTTACCTTCGACACAGGGGATCGGGAGTATGATCGCCAAACAGCTTGAGGATTTTGCCTACGGATTGGGCCAACGTTTCGCGGCATACCGCGAGCGCGTAGACGCGGCTTTGCGACTGTTCACTGCGGAACAGGAGGCAAAGCTTGCCAATGCCATGCTTACGCTGGAACGGGCCATTGCTGGCATAAGGAACGGCGTGGACGGCCAGCCCGGAGAAAAGGGCGACAAGGGCGACCAAGGCGAACGCGGCCTGCCAGGCGAGGCTGTACGGGGCGAGAAAGGCGATCCAGGCGAGCGCGGCCAGCCCGGTGAATCGATCAAGGGCGACAAAGGCGATCCCGGAGAATCGATCGTCGGTGAGCGTGGCGAGAAAGGTGACAAGGGCGACCAAGGCGAATCGATCGTCGGTGAGCGTGGCGAGAAGGGCGACCAAGGCGAACGCGGCTTGCCCGGAGAATCGATCGTCGGCGAACGCGGCGAGAAAGGCGATCCCGGCGATCGCGGCCAGCCCGGTGAATCGATCGTCGGTGAGCGCGGCGAGAAAGGCGATCCCGGCGAGCGTGGTTTGCCCGGAGAATCGATCGTCGGTGAACGCGGCGAAAAAGGCGATAAGGGCGATCCCGGCGAGTCAATTGTTGGCGAGCGCGGCGAAAAAGGTGACCCCGGCGAGTCGATCGCTGGCCCAAAAGGCGAAAAAGGTGATCCCGGCGAGTCGATTGTCGGTGAACGCGGCGAAAAAGGAGATCCCGGCGAGTCGATCGTTGGCGATCGCGGCGAAAAAGGCGATCCCGGCGAGCGTGGATTGCCCGGAGAATCGATCGTCGGCGAAAAAGGTGACAAGGGCGACCAAGGCGAACGCGGATTGCCCGGAGAATCGATCGTCGGCGAGAAAGGCGATCAGGGCGAGAGGGGTCTACCCGGAGAATCGATAGTCGGTGAACGTGGCGAGAAGGGCGACCAGGGCGATCGGGGCGAGCAAGGCTTGCCCGGTGAATCGATCGTCGGCGAGCGCGGCGAAAAAGGCGACCAAGGTGAGCGTGGCGAGCGAGGCTTGCCCGGAGAATCGATCAAAGGCGAGACCGGCGAGCGCGGCCCGCCGGGTGAATCAATCAAGGGCGAGAAAGGTGACGCTGGCGAATCTATCAAAGGTGACAAGGGCGATCGCGGAGATCAAGGGCTTCAAGGTGTCTTTCGAGCGCCGGAACCGTGGTCGGATAAGGTCCACTACACGGGCGATCTGGTCTTCCATGCAGGCTCGACGTTTTGCGCTCAGTGCGATACGGCGCGCCAGCCGCCACACGCGGACTGGGCGCCGGTTGCGTTGCGCGGCACGGACGGCCTGACCGGCGAACTGTGCGGCGCCTATGACCCGCAGCGGTCCTATTTCAAGATGGATAGGGTCTCCCAGAACGGCAGCGAATGGATTGCCAAGTTCGATGCCCCCGGCGAACTTCCAGGAGACGGCTGGATGCTCGGCGCGCGTGCGGGTTCCCGTGGCCATCCGGGTAAAACCGGAGGACAAGGCTTGAAGGGTGATAGGGGTGACCCTGGGATCGGCTTCCTGAAAATCTCCCGTCAGGACTGGTCGTACGTGATCGAATTGACCAACGGCGATACCATCATGCTGGACATGGAACCGTTCTTCAGACGGTACGATGGGGAGACGCGCGGCGGATGACCTACGAAGTTGTTGAGGTTGATAACGACACGCTGGCTAACGCTATGCTCGACATGGCGCGCTTTCATATGCGCGTCGATTTCTACGACGACGACGACCAGATCGTCGGCTTTCTGCAAGCCGCGATCGCGCTGTTCGAAAACCATTCCGGCTGGCGCGTGTCGACGGTCAAGATCGCGTGGGAACCGGAGGTCGGTCCCAGCACGGTGCGCCTCGCATGCCCGCTTCAGCCTGCCAGCGCCATAACGGTTATCGACAGCCTGATGGTCGATGTGACGAGCGAGTACAAGCTGTCCTCGAATGTCAACATGACCTCCGCCGTCTATTTTTCGCGGGTGGACAGAATGGTCATTCCGGCCGGCCTTCAGGTGGCCTTGACCGTTGGCTATGACGATCCGTTCAAGGTGCCGCCGATGGTGCGTAACTTGATTCTGCGGATAGCGTCCCATTTCTACGAGCACCGTGAGTCCGTCGATACGACTGGCATTTCAATCGTGCCCCAGTGGTTGAATGACTTGCTACTGGCGCACTGGATTCCACGTTGCTGATTGATGATCGATCACCGCAAAACCAAGACGCAGGTGATGATCGTGCCGAACCCGGATTTCCGTCCCGGTTTGCCCGAGAATGCGTCGAACCAGCGGCTGGCCAATGCGGTGGTCAATCTGCGTGAATCGTCTGTCGTGACGATGGCGGCGCGCGGCGTGCTGAACGCTTCGCAAGTCGGCGCCGCGTTCAAGTTTCGCAACGCATGGGAAGTTGTCGAGGGCGCGCAGCGGCAATCGGTCGGCTTTGCCGAATGGGGCGACCACGGTGGCGGTGCACCTGCTTTATCAGAGCGTTACATGGCCGCGTCCGATGATTTGCGGCAATGCCGCAGCGTGCTTGGCCTGCACGGCTTCACGCTGGTTACCCGCGTGTGCGGCGAAGGCTATTCGATCAATGATTTCTGTCCGTCGCGGCGGGCCAAGGACACCGCGACCGACATGCTGCGGGTCTACCTCGATCAACTTGCCCGGATGTGGGGCGTATGATGGTTGATCGCGTGCATGGAATCTGCGATGTTTGGATATTCCCAGAAACCGTGAACCGAGATGCCTAATTACCGAGGCGGCGCAGGCCATTTCGATCATCGCTTCGCATTTGATGAGCGCGAAGTGATCGATGACGGCTACGGCAATTTGGTTGCTGGCGACTTCAAGGAACGGTTTCAGATGCGCGCCGACATGATCGTCATGAAAGGTGGCGAGGATGTTATGGCAGCGCGCCTCGAGGGCATACAGCCGATCATCCTGCGGGTCCGCGTATGCGGGGAATCGAAGCAGATTACGACCGACTGGCGGGCGCGCGATGCTCGCACCGGAGAACTCTACAACATCATGACGATCACCAAGGACGCTTACTCGGGCAGTGTATTCGAGATGTTCTGCCGCAGCGGTGTTGCGATCGGCTGATGGCCTGGGTTCGCTTCGAAAAGGATTTCGACTGGAAGCCGAAGCCCGCCGTCACGCTTGGCTATCTCAAAGGTATGGTCGTCAGCGTTACCCGAAGCTGCGCCGAACAGGCCGTTGCGCGCGGCGTGGCGGCCTACGTGAAATCGCCTACGAGGCAAGAGCGTCATGGCATTTACCGCGAAGTGGGAAAACCGGAACTCGGTGATGGCCCGCCTGCGGGCGGTCGGGCCGAACATCGAAGTTGAGATGGCGAAGGCGCAGTTGGAGATCGCCAAGTCGCTCGCGGAGAAGATGCGCAAGCGGGCGCCGGTCGGTCTGGCGAAATGGCGCAAGCCGGGACGCAGGCCGGGGCATTACCGGCGATCGATCGTCGGCAAGAGGCTGAAGCCAGAGGATCTGGGAAAGGGCGGAACGCTTAAGGGCATGAAGTCTGGAACGACAGATCCTTTTGCGACCGGCATCTACGGGGAATTTATCTGGCACTGGATTGAATTCGGCGTGCGTAAATCGCCAGCGCGACCGCATATCTTCCCGACCTACCGGGCGGAACGAAAGTACTTCAAGCGTAAATTGCAGGCCGTCCTGAAGAAAGGTCTGAAGAAGGCCACGGCTCCTGTACCAGTGGCGGCTGCGGCATGAGCATCGATTGCACGCTTGAACTTCAGGGGGCGATCCTCGCCCATCTGAAAGCGGACCCGGCTGTTTCGGCTCTGGTCAACGGGCGCATCTACGACACGGTCCCGCCCGAAACGCAGTTTCCGTACATCAGCTTCGGGCCAGTCGATGACAACGAAGAGGATGCCGACTGCATCTACAGCAGCATGGTCTATCAGCAGATCGACGTGTGGTCGCGTGACGTCGGCTATCCCGAGGTCAAGCGCATCGCAGGCGCGGTGCGCGCCGCTCTGCACGACAAAGAGGTCGAACTGGCTCTGACGGAGAACGCTCTGGCCGATATCCGCCACCGGCAGACGACGACGGTCCGTGACCCGGACGGGCTGACCAATCACTCGATCATGGGGTTTGAGGCGCTGATCGAGCGCCGCTAGCCATCGAAGGAGAAAGTCATGGCTGTTCCCGTCACTGCGAAATTTGGCAAGATGAGGTTGTTGCTCGGGGTTTTTCCCGATGTGACGGCCCCTCTTCAGGCTACAACGAACAGCAACCCGACGCGCTGCACGGTGCTGGTTGGCGACATCACCAAATTCAAGAACGGCAAGACGGTCGTTATCGCGGGTGTCACCGGCACCGGCATGACCGTGGCCAATGGCACCTGGACGATTACCAACGTCAACAATCCCGCCAACACGTTTACGCTGGTCGGTTGCAATACGGCTGGCGCGGCTACGCCTGCGGCGGTTGTCGGCAACGCGACAACCAAGAACGAAGCCGGTGTTGTGACCTACGCGACACCATGCGGCCTGACGTCGAAGAACGCCACGATCTCCAAGAACCTCGCCGAGGTTTCGATCCCAGACTGCACCGACGAAGATGCGCCGATCTGGCTGGGACGTGATGTGCAGAGCCTGTCCTGCACGATTTCGGGCGACGGCGTTGCCGCGGCGGAATCGGTTCCGGCGTGGGATGTCGCGGCACTGTCGACGGACTCCGTGCCGATGAAAGTGGAACTGGAATTCGGTGTCGGCAACAAGGTGATCACCGGGCGCTTCCATGTCGACTCCGAGGCTTTCGCTGCCGACGCAGGAGGGCGCGTGACCCTTGCGATCAACGCGCAGAGCGACGGCGCCTGCACGGCTGTCTGGACCGCCACGCCTTAATCCAATCAAGCCATCGAGGAGAAAGTCATGGCCGTCCCAACAACCGCCAAATTTGGCAAAATGCGTCTTCTGCTCGGGGTATACCCCAATCTTGTCGTCAACCTTGTCACCTGCACGAATACCAACCCGACGCGCTTCACCGTGTCGGCGGGTGACATAGCCAAGTTCAAGAACGGCAAACAGGTCACGATCGCGGGCATCATCGCGGCGGGCATGACCGTCGCCAACGGCACCTGGACAATTACCAACGTCAACAACCCGACTAACAACGTCACGTTGGTCGGCTGCAACACGGCGGCGGCGGGTGCTGCTTCCGGCGCGGTTGGCACTGCGACAGTCAAGGACGAGGCTGGCGTAGTCACCTACACGACGCCGTGTGGCTTGACCTCCAAGAACTGCACGATCAGCAAGAACCTCGCCGAGGTGTCCATACCGGACTGCACCGACGAGGACGCGCCGATCTGGCTTGGCCGTGACGTTCAAAGTCTATCCTGCACGATCTCGGGCGACGGCGTTGCCGCGGCGGAATCGGTTCCGGCATGGGATGTCGCGGCGCTGTCCACGGACAGTGTGCCGATGAAAGTCGAGATCGAGTTCCCGGTTGGAATGAAGACAATCACCGGGCGTTTCCATGTCGATTCAGAGGCATTCGCCGCCGACGCGGGAGGGCGTGTGACGCTTGCGATCAACGCCCAGAGTGACGGTACCTGCACCGCTGTTTGGGCATAATCCCTTATGGCGACTCCCGTCACTGCCAAGTTCAGCAAGATGCGGATTTGGCTGGGCGCGTATTCCGATCTGGTTGTTCCAGTGGTCTCGGTGTCGAATACGCTCCCGGCGATCTGCACAGTCAGTGCGGCGAATATCCCCAAGTTCATCGACGGCAATCAGGTGACCATTCTAGGCATCACTGAGCCTAACGCTATGGACATAGCCAACGGCACTTGGGTGATCGCTTCAGCTAATGTCCCGCCCAATACCTTCACGCTGACCGGCGTGGATTGTACGGGCGGTGCATACCCGGCAACGATCGGCATTACCGCGACAGTCAAGAACGTGGCTGGCGGCGTCACCTACATGGCACCGTGCGGCCTCGTCTCAAAAAACTGCACGATCAACAAGAATCTGTCGGAGCACGCCATTAAGAATTGCCAGAATCCATCCGCGCCAATGTGGCTCGGACGAGAGGTTGAAAGCCTCTCCTGTTCGATTACGGGCGAAGGTGTCGCCGCTGCGGAATCCGTTCCCTACTGGCACACCGCCACGCTCTCGATCGCCAGCGTGCCGATGAAGGTCGAGGTGGAGTTCGCCATCGGCAGATCAACTATTACGGGGTTGTTCCACGTCACGTCGCAGGCGTTTGGCGCTGAAACCGGAGAGCGGGTTTCGCTCGGAATCAATGCGCAGTCGGACGGCGACTGCACCGCCGTATGGAGCACCACAGCCTTATGAGCCGCAGCGCTAAAATCACCGCGCCTTTCGCAGGCGAGGAACATGAATTCCGCATGGCCTTCGGCGATATCATGCGGCTTCAGGAGAAACTGGATCTTGGACCGTACGAGGTCGCCACACGCCTGCATGCCGGAACGTGGCGGGTTGAGGATGTGCGCGAAGTTATCCGCATCGGTCTGATCGGCGGCGGCATGGAGGTGCCGCGAGCAGCGCGAATGGTCAAGGATTTTGTCGAGGCCAATCCGATCCTCGAGAGCCTGGCGCTAGCCCAGGTCATCATGCAGGCAGGCCTTGTCGGCGCCCCGGATGAACCCGTGGGGGAATCGGCAGCGGCGGGAACACCGAACGAATCGACGATCTCCCAAACGGCAAATTAAGAGCCGCCGTTTTCTACGGCGGCGGTGCCGTTCTGGGGTTCTCGCCGCAGCAAATGGACGAGATGAGCATCTGGCAAGCCCAGACCGTGTTTGCGGGCTGGAACAAGGCGCACAACCCAGACGCCGAGAAGCCGGGTAACAAGCTGAGTGAGAAAGAAAAAGACGAAATTTGGGAATGGATGCAGGAAAAGGAAATAGACGACAACACCGTGCAAAACGGACGCATTCAATGAGGTTATCGGTCAACCCGGCGGTAACGCTCTTTTTAGGTCTCGCGCCGGGGCCAGGACCAAGAGGACCGATTAGGTGGCAACCGACTCTGAAAAACTAATTTTAAGCATCTCGGCTGACGTCACCGCCGTCAAGCGTGCGCTCGCCAAGATGTCGACCGACACCACGACTACCACCGATGGCATGGTTCGTGATTTCAAGAAGGTCGATCTGGCAGTCAAGTACTTCGCCGCCAACACGAACAAGGTCGGCGCGGCTATGCGGGACACGACTCGGCAGACGCAGGCCGCGACCGTCAATCTCACTGCCCAGATGAACGACATTGCCCAGCAATTCCAGGCGGGCACGTCGATGTATACCATCATGGCCCAACAGGGCAGTCAGGTGACGCAGGCGTTGCAGGCCGCCGGCGGCGGCATGCTTGGGTTTGCCAAGACGATCGGCGGCGCTCTCATGGGCATGCTGTCGCCGATGAACCTTGTGTCGATGGGCCTGATCGCGGTTACCGGCGTTGCCGTCTCATACTTCAAGGAGTGGATGGAAGGCGGCGAACTATCTGAAAAGGAGATGAAGAAGCAGGTCGATACGCTCTACCAGATAGCTGACGCTTATGGCGACCTGTTGCCCGCCGTCAAGAAATTCGCCGAGGCACGAAGAGAGGCGGATGCGGCTGCGGATAGAAAGCAATCGACCGAACTGGCGATCGCCGAGGATTACAAGAAGCTTCAGCCTATTATCGATAAGCTTACTGCGTCGGTTAACGATTTCAACGCCGAGGTCGCACGCGGCAGCACGTCTCCTCAAGCCAAAGCTGGTATCGAGTCGTACATCCAAAATGTGAATGAACTGGTCACGGCGTTTCAAACGCACACCTTGACCGTTGAGGATGTGCAGCAAGTCTACGATTCACTGAACGACTCGTACCTGTCGAATACCGATGCTGCCGCCGGTCTGCGTACACAGTTGAACGAACTGATGCTCGTTGCGCGAGCGCAGGCCGAAGCCGATGCAAAGGCGCGCGAAGAGGCATCAGAGATTAATATTGAACGGAAGAAGGCGGCGGAGGACTACAAGAAGGCTATGAAGGAGATGCAGGGCATCTCCAAAAGTACTGCGACCGAAGTCGAGCATATTTGGCAAGTCTTCATCGAGATGATCAACAAGGCGCGGACCGAGGCCGAGAAGCTGCGGGCCGAGATTGAGCGCGACTATGCACTGGGCCGGCTAAACACCGAGTCGTTGGGCAATTTGGCTAGGGCGCAAGTCAGCAACGACATGGACGAGTACACAAGGCTCGTCATGGGCGCTGAATCAGGTGGAGATGCTAACGCTCAGAATGCCGTTTCGACAGCGAGTGGCCAGTTCCAGTTTCTGGATAGCACGTTCAAAAAATACATCCCGTATTTGCAATCGCTGCCTGAGTTCGCCGGGCTTACGGCGCAACAAATCATGGCGCAGAAAAACAACATCGCGGTCCAGAAGGCTGCGTTCGAGAAATTCACGCAGGACAATGTCGAGTATCTCGACAAGCACAACATAGAGGTCAACAACGCTACCAAATATATGGCGCATGTTCTTGGCGCTTCGGGCGCGCGGCAGTTGATGACTGCGGCCCCCGGTACGTCTGTCTCAAGCATCTTCGGCGCCAAGGCGGCGGGGGATAATCCCAGCCTGCTTGGCGACCGCACGGTCGAGCAATCGATCGCGGCGTTCTACAAGAAGATGCGGACCGAGGAAGCGACGATTACGACGAAGGCTTCGCAACAGCGTGTCGATGACGCGCGCCAAGATGCCGAAATCCAAGGCAAGATCACCGACGCCTATGACGAGCAAGCCGCCGCCGAAGCGCAAAAGCTGAAGTACGCCGAACTGCGCCGCAACCTCGAACGCGACATGGAGGAAAAGGGCAGGGTGCCCACGGCGGAGCAGTACAAAGAGATCGAGGCGATCGCCAAGAAGCACGGCGAGACGGTTGGCCGCGAGGAAGGTACGAAAGCCGCCGAGAAAGAAGCCGAGGCGAAGAAAAAGGCGGATGAACAATCCGCGAAAACGTTCGAAGGCGCGATGCGGCGGTGGAAGGAAGAGACCGATTCGATCAACGCGCAAGAAGAGGCCATCGGCAATCTCGGCAAGAACATAGACGAGACGACGCGGAAGCGCGAGACAGCGCAGGCGGAACAGGCGATCCTTGCCGCAGCGGCGCGCGACGGGACAGCCGCCACCAAGGAAGAGGCCGCAGCGGCGAAAGAAGTCGCGGCGGCTTATGGTCTGGCGCAGGGAAAGAAGGAAGGTTTCAGGCTAGCGACCAAAGGGGCGGAGACCAGCGAATCGACGTTCGAAAGCGCGATACGGAAATGGAAGGAAGAGACCGATTCGATCAACGCGCAGGAACAGGCGATCGGTAATCTCGGCGATGCCATAGACGAGGTGACACGCAAGCGAGAGGAAGCGCAGGCACTGACGGCGATCCTCGCAGCCGCTGCCCGCGACGGGACGGCGGCTACCGAGGAAGAGGCCGCAGCGGCGCGCGAGGTGGCAGCGGCTTATGGTCTGGCGCAAGGAGCCAAGGAAGGCTTCAAGGACAAGACCAAGGAGATGTCCACCGAACAGAAGGAATTTTTCACCTTCGTTGCGGATACCGCCAAGACGGCGCTTGGCGGGTTCATCAACGATCTGCGGGAAGGCGTCGATGCGGGCGAGGCGTTCTCGAATATGCTCGATCGAATTGTTGATTCCTTGATCAACATGGCGATCGAAACGCTGTTCAGCAAAGAGATACTAGGCACGCTGCTTGGTGGTCTTGGCGGTATCGGCGGTGGTATTGCCGCGCCTGGAGCGGCAGCGGGCGGCACGGTCGGCATGGCTAGCCACGGCGACGGCAGATCATTCGCCCCATCGACATGGGCCGGTGCGCGGCGCTACGCGAAGGGTGGCATGGCGGGCCTGCGGCCAGGTGAAGTGCCGATCATCGCGCATAAGGGCGAGGTGATCATTCCGCGAGATATCGTGGATCGCAATCGCGGCAAAGTGGTCAACATGCTCGAGGAACTGTACCTGCGCAAGGGGTGGTCCGACGCACCGAAATTTGCGACCGGCGGCGTGGTAATGTCTTCACCGGGAGTGAATATGCCGACGCCTGCCGCAGGCAGCAACGCGGTTGTCGGCAGCACGATCGACAACAGTGTGCATCAGCAGAACAGCATGACGATCGACATGGCGCAGACCGGAGCGGTGGCGGCGAGCAACGAAGACGCCAAGATTTTCGCGCTTAGAATCCAGAAGCTTGTGCAACTCGAAATGGTTCGCGAGAGCCGACCAGGCGGTCTGCTCCGCACTGGGAGGACATGATGTTCGACGGCACCGTAGTATGCGCGGTTCCCGATACGCCGATTACGCGGGACGAAGAATGGCGGATCGATGTCGCGCAATTTGGCGATGGCTATGCCCAACGAATTCTCGATGGCATCAATGCGCTGAATGTAAAATTCAATGTGACTTTTGAGGAGCGGCCAGCGGACGTCATCCAGTCGATGCTCGCCTATCTCCAGAACCAAAGAGGCAATAGTTTCCAGTTCAAGGAACCGGCAACCGGCGTCCTATACGATGTCTGGTGCGATAAGTGGTCGGTCAATTGGACGATCCGCCGCTGGGACCATGCCAACCCGCTTCTCCCTCAAGCGTACTACTACGGCACGCTGTCGGCGGAGTTCGTCCGTTCCTATGGAGTGACCGGATGAGCGTCAAATCCGATATTTCGCAACTGGCACCGATGTCGCTGGTGGAGATGTTCATCTACGACGATCGCGCGATCGGCGGGGGTAACGTTTTGCGCTGGCATTCCGGCACCAAGCCGGTCGGCAATATGCCGATCGTCTGGCAGCGCGCCACCTATGAACCGTTCCCAATCGAGGCGTCGGGATTTGAAGCCAATGCCGCTGGCAAGCTGCCGCGCCCGACGTTGAAGGCGTCAAACATCGGCGGCACGCTCGGGGCTTATGTCCGGGATCTTCAGGACGCGCTCGGTGCCAAGATCATCCGCAAACGGACGCTCGGCAAATATCTGGATGCGGTGAATTTTCCGGGCGGCAATCCGTATGCTGATCCGAATACCTATTTCCCCGACGAAATTTATTACATCGCCCGCAAGGCGACGGAGAACGCGATCTTCATCGAAATGGAGTTGGCGGTTCCGTTCGATGTCGAGGGGGTGAAGTTACCGAGGTATCAGGTTCTGGCGAGCACCTGCCAGTGGGTCTACCGCAGCGCCGCCTGTTCCTATGTCGGCGGGCCGGTGCAGGACATTGACGGCAATCCGACCGGCGATTGGGCCAAGGACGAATGCCGCAAAACCTTGGCCGCGTGCCGCGCCCGCTTCGGCGCGACCGGCACCTTGCGGACATCGGCTTTCCCCGCCTCGCTGATCGCGCGGTATACATGACGCCTGATGCCGCAACGATCACGGCAGCGCTCGAGCACGCCGCCGCCTGCCAGCCTATGGAAAGCTGCGGCGTAATCGTCGCGGACGGCGCGTTCCTGCCGGTTCCTAATCTGGCGAACGAGCACGGCCACTTCATCATGGACCGCCGTGCCTTCTGCCATATCAACATCAGCCGCAAGGTCACGGCGATCGTCCATAGCCACGTCGCCTACCCGGCGGTGGCGGGCGAGACCGATCGCGTCATGTGTGAAAAAAGCGGTCTGCCCTGGATCATCGTTTCATGGCCGGACGGGCATTGGTGTTCGATCGAACCGGAGGGTTTTGAGGCGCCGCTTGTCGGGCGGGAATGGGCGTGGGGGTCTAACGATTGCTTCGGTCTGATGCGTGACGCGCTGAAGGCTTTCACGGGGATTGTGGTGCCGGATTACGATCGCGACTGGATGTTCTGGCGCGACGGCGGCAACGACATTGTCGAGAAGTTCGCGTCCACCGGCTATGTGGCAATGCCTAAAGGCACCAAGCCACGGCAGTGTGACGTGTTCGCGATGGCGTTCAGAGGCGACGTCGTTAACCATCTGGCGATGTTCCTCGAGCCGGATAAGATCCTGCACCAGCTTTACCGCCAATTGTCGGTGCGCGAACTCTACGGCGGCGTGTGGCTGGAACGGACGCGGCTGCATCTGCGCCATGAGAGGCTGCTCTGAATGGGCAAGCTGGTCGCCGTTCATCTGCATGGCCCGTTGGCCGATCGCTTTGGCCCCTTGCATCATTTCGCGGTGCAGAATCCACGCGAGGCATTATACGCGCTCGACGCCAACTATCCGGGGTTCATCGCGGCTTTTGCGGAGCATGAGCGCTACGGCGTTCTGGTCGACGACGATTGGCGCGAGGGCGAGAACGCAGCTATTTTGCCAGCGTCGAAAGAAATTCATTTTGTACCGGCGATAGAAGGCGAGGTGCCGTTCGTGGCGCTTGGCCTGACCGCTTTGTTTCCGGCTCTCAGCGCGACGGCGGCGACCATCATCGGAAGCTTGTTGGTGACGGGGTTGATGATCGGCCTCTCGTTGCTGTTCAGGCCGAAGAAGCCGCAGACAAAGGAAGCGGAGGAGATGGACGACAGCTACGTCTTCTCAGGCCCCGAAAACGTCAGTCAGCAGGGCGTGGCTGTACCGCTGATCTACGGTCGCGTGTACGCTGGCAGCGTGGTCGTGTCCGCCGGTCAGGACACTGTCGATGTGGCTACCACAACGCCTTCGTCGGGCGCGTCGAAGCCATCGTCCGGGAACAGCAGCAAACCGGCCTATAAAAAGCCGACCTATCGCGGAGGTCATGATGGACTGCTCCGCGCTCGGCGCGACATGATGACCGCGCCCATAACCTCCACCAAGGCGACGAGGGGCGTGCCTGTAACGTCCAAGAGCCTGCGCGCGTTAACGTCCAAGAGCGCGCCCGTGGCCGCGCAGATGTCGTTCGTCACGGCTAGCGCCGCCGTCGTTCCTCGCCAGTATTCGGTACTGGGTGTCTACGCTGTCGATGAAGGCATGCGGAGTTACCTCTACGGCTCGCCGATAATGGCCGGTTATATGGTCGAGAATCCGGCATCGCATGTCGTCATCGAAGAGCCTTACGAGGACTGGCCGAATTTGCTTAACGATGGTGCCGGCGTTGAGCATCTGCGTCCTACGCCGGTCGATGACTGGCCCGCGATCATCACCGACCCTGTCTATGGATTCAAACCTGAAGGCTGGGTTCCGGTTAAAACGATATGGGCTTCCGAAGAAGACTACGCGAGCCGCAAGCAAGTCCTGGTTTGGCAACCGGACTATGAGACCGAGGACGCCGTCTACAACTGGAACATGGTTCGCGGCTTCTATGTGACCGAACTTCCAATTGTAAATCCAGGCGGTGTTCCCGGCGTCTTGGTAAACATAGTGCAGGAGGAACCCGAATGGATCGCTGGTGCAGAAGTAGAAATTCCAATCCAGAATCCGGCACCATGAGCGCCTGAAAATGGACGAAGAAAAAGACAATCTACGATCAAGGCAATACGCCCGGATTGTCGATTTGATCAGCGAGGGGCCGATCAGGGGCGTCGTCAATGGCTTGCAAGGCGTCATCCTGGACGGCACCCCGCTGCAATCGGCAACGACCGGCGCGTTGGCTTTCAACAACGTCAACGTGCAATTTGTCAACGGCTATCCGGCGCAACCTATAATGTCGGGCTTCTACTCGCAGGAAGCCGAGACCTCCGTAAATCTGCAATTGAAGCAGGCGACACCGTTGCTGCGCTCCATCACCGCGCTCGATGCCGATCGCGCCCGTGTCACGGTATCGGTTCCGGGTCTATCCAATACCAATACGAAGACCGGCGAGATCGACGGCAATCAGGTGCAATATCGCATCGAGGTCGCGCCGAATGGTCTCGGTTTCCAGATGGTCGGCGATTTCACCATCAGCGGCAAGACGATGTCGAAATACCAGCGGGCGCATGTCTTCGGGCTACCGGGCGTCGGGCCGTGGCAGATCCGTCTTAGCCGGTTAACGACGGACGAGCATACATCCGACCGTGTCGAGGATACCTACTGGGACAGCTACTCGACCATCATCGATGACCGCGTGAATTACACGCGCCGCGCTTGCGTCGGTCTTCAGATCGATGCCGAACAATTCGGTACGCTGCCTAAGCGGACCTATCTGACGGACGGTTTGCTGGTCCTGATCCCGAATAATTACGACCCCTTCGCGGCGGTCAACTATGGCCCCTGGAACGGTGTGTGGGCGTTCAACTGGACGAATAATCCGGCGTGGGTCTTTTACGACCTGGTTGTCAATAACCGCTACGGACTTGGCAGTTTCATCTCGCCTGACATGGTCGACAAGTGGGCGCTCTACAAGGTAGCGGTCTTCTGCGATCAGCGTGTGCCCGATGGCCGAGGCGCTTATGAGCGGCGCTTCACCTGCAACGTCCAGATCACCAGCCAACAGGAAGCGTTCGATCTGTTGGGCGAGATCGCCAGCATCTTCCGTGGCTTTGCTTATTGGGCCGGCGGGCAACTCGTAGCCGTCGCCGACGCTCCCGCAGATCCGATCGCCCAGTACTCCAACGCCAATGTTCTCGACGGTTCGTTTTCTTACGCCGGGGCTAACATTCGCGCCCGTCACACGCAGGCCTCGACCGCCTTCGCCGACATGACGATGCTAGGCGAGCAGCGCTTCGCAGTCGTTGAGAACCGCGCGCAGATGTCGCGCTTCGGCATCCAGTCGGCTGACGATCCGGGCTTCGGATCAACATCGGAAAGCCAGTCGATCAGGGCTGGAAAATGGGCGCTCTACACCGAGGAATTCGAATCCGAGGTTATCTCATTCAAGACCGGCTTGGACACGGCATGGGTCAGACCGGGCGACATCATCCGGGTCTCTGACGTTACTATTGCCGGTGACCGGATGGGTGGCCGCGTCGTCGGCCTGCACGCGGTATACAATACCGTGGTCCTTGTCGATCAGCGACCGCCAATGGTCAACGACAAGCGCTATGTTCTGTCGTGCATCATCCCGTCCGGCAATACCACCATCATCGTTACGCGCGATGCTTATCTGTGGACCGGCGCGCCCAACGGCATCTATATCACCGCGCCGTTCCCGGCGCCGCCGCTTGCCGATTCCGTGTTTGTTCTGAACGATCCTGTCGGCTTGCAACCAACCTTGTGGCGGGTCATCACCACCAAGCAGATCGAAAACGACAAATACGAAATCGAAGCGATGCGTCACTTCCCCGAGAAGTGGGGCTACATCGAGTACGGCATCGCTTTCTCGACACCGGACATTACCAACATTCAGCGTAAGCCACCGGCTTGCACCAACCTCGTTGTCAAGGAATATTTGATTCAGACGTCGCCGATATCGGTTGGCGTAAGGGCCAACTTTTCGTGGGAATCGAAATCGACGTCATTCGAAGTTGCGTACCGCAAGTCACCGGGAAACTGGACTGTCCAGCGCACTGACGGTCTGGCGATCGACCTCCCCGTGGTCGAGGGCATGCATGATTTCCGCGTCACCGCGATCTCGCGCATCGGCATCAAGGGTGACCCGGCGACGATCAGCAAGGAAATCATCGGGCGATTCGCCCTGCCCCCAGCGCCGAAGCAATTTAGAATCCACGTCATCGACGGCGTGGCCATGTTCGACTGGTTACCCGTCACGGAACTGGACGTCATCATTGGTGGCTATTTTCAGTTGCGGCACACGGCGTCTCTGGCGGGTGCGACGTGGACGTCGGCGCAGGTCGTTATCCCGCGTGTTCCAGGTACGGCTACCAGTTGCGAAGCAACCTACCAGCCCGGTACGTGGATGCTGCGGACCTACGACATCGTGGAACGCGCTTCGGCGACGTGGGCGCTGATCGTCGGCGTTCAGGAAGATACCCGCTACGTCCAGTGGGCGCGCATCTGCGAGAATCCCGACTGGCTGGGAAATCATAACAACACCGACATCCGCATGCCGCAGGAGTGGCTGACGATCAAGACGGTCAACAGCGGTTACGTTGACGACCAGTTGGCCATGATCGACACCTGGACGGATATCGATAACACACCGATTCCTCCGGGGCAGGAGCCGGGACCGAACAACGGTGTCTATAGTTTCGTTGAACCGTTTGACGCGGGTTCGAATTTCTCGGTGCGGTTGAGCGCGGACATTCTGGCTTTTCCGTTCGCGGACCCCGGCGACTGGTTCGATGATCGCATGACCTACGCGGATACCTGGTCGAATTGGGACGATCTTGAAGGTGACTATGAAGGTCAGGTTAGCCTTCAGTTACGCATCACGAGTAACGATCCAACCGATCCAAATGCGCAATGGGGCGATTGGGTGTCGTTCACGTCCGGCGAGCATTACGGGCGCGGCTTTGAATTTCGCGCGCTGCTATCGGCACCGCCGGGGCAGAATCTCGGTGTCGAGACGCTCTGTATCCTTGGGGATTTCAAGAGCAAATACGATGAAGGCGGCGACGTTCCTTACCCCGGCGCTGATGTGATCATTTACTACCGCATCAAGTTTTTCAATGTCCCGGCGGTGGTCATCACGGTGCAGGACGCAATGGATACCGACCGCATCTGGCTGGTCGAAAAGGAGCGGGACTATTTCATCCTGCGCATAACCGATAACGCCGGGGTTCCTAACCAACAGATACGTTCCTTCGACTGGCACGCCAGCGGCTACTGAGGAAGCGCGATGTCTCAACATGATATGGTCCTCGACAACAACCCCGGCGCGACGTTCCGGGCTGATGCCAATGCCGCGCTGCTGGCGCTGGTGACGGTCAGTTCTGGCGCGACGGAGCCGCCGACCAAACGCGCCGGGATGTTCTGGCTCGATACGAGCATCACGCCGGATGGCCAATTGCGCATGCGCAATCAGGCGAACAGTGCATGGGTGGCACCACCCGGCACCATTGGTTCCAACATGAAGCGGACGATCATTACGACGTCGCAGACATGGACCAAGCCTCCCGGTTTAAAGTGGCTGGACGTAATCGTCATCGGTGGGGGTGGTGGGACAGGCGCACCGCCGCTGACCGCAGCCGCGCAAGGGTCCGGCTATTCAGGCGGTGGTGGTGGCGGTGTTAGTACCAAGCTGTATGCGGCTTCCGCGTTGGGTGCGACGGTATCCATTACGGTCGGCCCCGGCGGCGCCGTGACACCCGCCGCAGGCAGTGCGTCGATCTTCGGCGGGCAGAATGGCGGTGGTGGTGGCGCGGGGATTCTTCTTGCGGCTGGCGTTCAGGGAGCCGCTGGCGGTGGTGCCGGTGGCTCGGCGAGCGGCGGCGATGTCAATATTCCTGGTTCAGCCGGGGGGATCGCATGGCGTCTCCTGACGGCGGCGTATTCGACTGGTGGCGATGGCGGCTCAAGTGCCTTAACCAATACGCTGGTAGGGAATATCACGACGACGACGGCACCTGGCACTGTCGGAACGTTTCCGGGTTGCGGGGCGCGCGGCGGGTGCAACGCCGCTAGCCAAGCCGCCGCCGTAGGCGCGGTCGGCGGTGCCGGGGCGGTTATCCTGATTGAATACTATTGAGGAGAAGAACATGGCACGGTGGGCGATGGTACACACCGAATCTGGTTTCGTGGCTAATATGGTCGAGTGGGACGGCAACGTGAAAACCTGGAAGCCGCCACCCGGCTTCACGATGATCGAGGATAAGGAAGCCTATGCCGGTCCCGGCTTCCGTTACGAGGACGGCAAGTTCACACCGCCCCCCGGCGGCGTGGTGGAGTAAAATAAGATGGCCCAACATGACCTAGCGATTGATAATGGGCCAGGCGTGGCGGTGCGTGTCGATATGGTGGCCGCGCTTCAAGCGCTGGTCACCATCTCTAGTGGTCCGCTTGAGCCGACGACCATGTTCGCCGGGATGTTGTGGCTCGACACGTCGGTCACGCCTAACGGCTCGATCAAGATGCGGAATCTGGCCAACACCGCTTGGACGTTTCCGTCGATCTATGGTGACGATCGCGTCGGTGAGATCGCCTACTACGCGCGCCCGACGCCGCCAGCCGGATGGTTGAAGGCGAACGGCGCGATCGTTTCGCGAACAACCTACTCTGCTTTGTTTGCCGCGATCGGCACGCAATTCGGCATCGGAGATGGCGTCAATACGTTCCAGCTACCGGATTTGCGCGGGCGCTTCGTCCGGGCGTGGGACGATTCCGCCGGCGTCGATCCGTCGCGCGCCTTCGGTTCCACGCAGACCGACGACGTCAAGCATCACTCGCATACGGTGACCGTGACGGTGAACTCTGGTGGCGCGCACGCCCACACCGCCACGACGGTAGCGGGAGGATCGCACGCGCACACCGCCTATACTGACGCGCAAGGCAACCACGGCCACAGTATCTTCGGTCCTTATTGGACAGGCAGCTATCTTGAACACGATGCGTCCGATGAAAGCGATCGTGGCGTTCACTCAACTTCTTATACCCACGGCTCCAGTGCTGCGGGCAACCACGGGCACAACATTACCGTTAACGCGGGCGGTTCACATTCGCACACCCTGACGACGTCTACCGATCCTGGGCACGCCCATACCGCGTCGGCGTCCGTACCGGCTAGCGGGGGCGTTACCGGCACCGAGACGCGCCCGACGAATGTCGCGATGCTCGCCTGCATTCGCTACGCCTGATAGGTGGTCCAATGGAACTCAAGACCGGCGAACTGCAACCCAAGACAGGCGAAGAACCACTGTTCAAGCTTGGCGACCATGTTGAGAGTAATCCAGAAATAGTTAACAGCGGGGGGATCGGTACGATCATTGATATTAGGAGCATCCGGCAAGTCGAAGGCCCCGACGAGATCACGTACCTGGTTATGTATGACGGCGGCAGCGGCGAGAAAGCCTGGTGGCCGGAACTCACGCTGACACTGACGGGCGACATAATCTAACCGCACGAAAGCTGACCGATGGCAAACTGGTATGTCTGGTCTGGAGCGACCGCAGGCGGTCTTACGGGCGTCGATTGGGCCAACGCCTATATCTCGTTGGAAACGGCGGTGACCGGCAAGGTGGCTGGCGATGTTTTCTGGATTGCGCACGATCACATCCAGACGCAAGCATCGGCAGCGCTGACCATTACTTTCCCCGGAACAGCAGCGGCTCCGTGCAAAGTCTACTGCGTCAATCGTGCTGGATCGGTGCCGCCGGTTTCCGCCGATCTCAGGACGACGGCGCAGATCAATACGACTGGGACCGCTACGATCACCGTAACGGGTACTCTCAGCGAATTCTATGGCGTCCGCTTTTCAGCGGGTACTTCCACCGGCACCTCCTCGCTTAGTTTGATCGGGGCCAGCTTTCTGGGGGTTTTCCGAAACTGTCATTTCCGGCTAGCTGGCACCTCAGTCTCGTCGCGCATCACCTGCGGGACCAGTTCCGCGTCCATGTGCGTTCTGGACAATTGCACGGTTCAATTCGGCAGTACGTCTCAGCGGATGGCGTCCAGCGGTCGGGCTTACTGGTTCAACACGCCTGTCTCTACGGCGCTTCAAGGCTCGGTTCCGATATTGGGCCTGTTCGCTAGTTCAGGAAACGGTACGTGGCATGTCGAAGGCGTCGATCTAAGCGTCCTTGGCGCGAACAAGCTTGCCGATGGCACATCCGCTTTCGCTGGAAACATCTTCATAAAGGATTGCAAGCTAGGTTCCGGGGGCGCTCTGGCTGCGGCCATACCGAGTTACGGCGCGCAGGAAGTCTATATAATTCACAGCGATAATGGCGACAGGAACTATCGCAACGAGAAACACAGCTACGCATGTTCGCTGACCACCGAGACGGCTATCGTCAGGGCCGGTGGTGCATCGGACGGCACCACGGCGATCGCGTGGAAATTCGTCACGGTGGCGACCGCTATCAAGGAAGCGGCGTTCATGTCCATACCGATCACGTTCTGGAACGATTCGACGGGGGGCGCGCCACGGATCATCACTATTGAAGGGGTCTGGGACGACGCCGCGACTCCGCTAAACACGGATATCTGGCTCGAGGTGTCGTATCTCGGCACGAACGGTTTCCCGCTGGCAAAGTTTGTGTCGACCACGCTGGCGGATAATCTCGCTACGAGCGCCACGAATTATCCGCCAGGTGACGGAACGTGGACCGGCGGCATGATAATGACGTTCGCTATGTCGGTGACGATCACACCGATGGAGAAAGGCCCGGTCACCATTTACGTGCGCGCCGCCAAGCCATCGGCTACGTTCTACATCGATCCGCGACCAATCGTGACCTAGGAGGAAAGGAATGAAGATAAACTTCGGAGAGACCATTACCCAGTACGACGGCTCGCCTGTCATCGATCAGGACGGCAAGCCGGTGACACTCAGCACCATCACGGTCAACGCGATGTCGCAGGTCAAGGAGGGCATGAGCGCCAATGACAAACTCAGGAACGCGCGGCTCGCCGAAAAAGCTTACGATGCTGAAGAGTGTGAAATGACCCCGGAAGAGGTGACAATCATCCGGGCTGCTATCGGCGAGATGTACCCGCCGCTGGTCGTGCTCAAATCTTTCCGGTTACTCGGCGGCGAACCTTCGCTGCCCAAGGCGGTGGCAAATGGTTGACTCTAATGACTATCCTGACATCCCTGAAATCGTGACGCAGTGGAACGTCGGCGATCGCGTCGAACTCGCCAACAATCCAACCGGATCGACTGGCGGGACGGTACTGGAAATTGCCAACATCATGCGCGGCGAGAACACATTCGAAATCAGCTACCGTATTCAATACGATGAAGGTGGCGAGGGCTGGCATCCCGAAGGCGCGCTAGTTGCCGATGACGACGACACTCCTCCGCCCCCGGAAGGCGGGGAGGACGAACCACCGCCTGAGTAACGATGACCGAACAACCGCCCCAACCTCCCGTGCCGCAACAGCCGCCGGAAGGTTGGGTCGCGACCGTCGCTCATTTTGTCACCCACATGTCTTTGACGCAGGTGCTGATTCTGGCCTTGCTCATGGCCATCCTGATTCCGTCATATCTGGTTTGGAGAGCGCTGAACGATCCGGCCATGCTAGGGCGGTTTCTCTCGTCCTATGAGGAAATCACCAGCGATAAGATCCCATGCATCTTGAGGATTGCTAGCCTGCAAGGCGGCGGCGATCAGTTCGCAATCTCTTCCGGCTTCGCGGCGCAGGGATCGGATCAGTGGGTGGTGTCCGTGATTATGGATCGAAGGCCCAGTGAAACCGAGATCGCGTCGTACTGCGAAACTATTCAATTGCTGATCGATTACATGCGAAGACCAGACGCCCCGGCACCGACCTTCCCGGACAGTGAAGATCCGATGATATGGCGATATCCGCCACCGCCGTGAGGGTTGTGATCGTGACGCTGGCGATGATGATTCCAGGCAATTCGGAAGAGCCGGTGACTTTCACTGCCAGCCAGTGCCGCTTCCTACGTCAGCACGGCGTGGATGTGACGGACATCTGTTCACCGACAGAACCAGTGTCAAAACAGGATCGGCCAAGACCGCCGCCTAAGAAACCACCGAAGCGATGAGATACCTGATCGTGCTGGCGTTGCTCGCTGGCTGCACGACGCCCGGTGTCGAACTGAGCGATGCGCAGTGCCGGTTCTTGCAGCGGCGCGGCATTAATACGAACATCATATGTCGGCGTCATCCCGGCGCCACGCGAACGAAAGAGGCGGCAGCGGCAGCGCCGGAAAGAGGTGGCGCGCCGGTCACGCCGACAGGAGGGTCAGGTGGACGGTCTGCCGACAGTGGTGGCGGTGGTTCTGGTAGCGGCGGTGGTTCTGCTGGCGGTGGTTCTTCTGGCGGGAGCGGGGGCGGCAATCCGGGAGGCGGTGGCGGCTCGGGTGGTGGTGGTAGCGGAGGCGGTGGCGGAGGCGGAGGCGGCGGGGGTGGCGGCACGCCTGGCGGCGGTGACGGCGGCAACAGCGGTCACAACCCAGACGGCTCCACGGGGAGACCGGGTAATCCGGGGCAAGGAAACAAACCGGATGCCAATCCGGGTCATCCCTCTGACGGCGACAAACCCGGCAACGGCAAGGGGCGAAAGTAGGTGAGCGATGATCTTGCTCGAGGCCTCATCGTGGTCCTGCTTATCGGCTCCTTCATCGCGCTCATGGCCACCGTTCTGATGGGCATGATCAAGATTGAAAATCCTGAGATCGCTAAACTTATCGGCGCAGTTTTCGGTTATGTTACCGGGATGTTGTCCGCCGTGTTCGCGCATTATTTCCGCAAGAACGGAGTTTGACAGATGCTCTCCGCCATTATCACCCTGACCCTCTACATCGTCGTCCTCCTGATCCTGTGGTGGCTGATCGACTACCTGCTGAAGTCGATTCCAGTTGCAGATCCACCCGCTCGGTTTATCCGAATCGGGGCGACCGTCGTGTTCACGCTGATCGTCGTGCTGCTGATCCTGAGATTGCTGGGAGTCGGCGATATCCCCATGCCTCGCCTAGCCTGACGGAGGAACTCAGCCATGATGCCCGGTAATTTCCCGCTGACAATCTACCGCAGCGACACGGCTCGCTGGTCATTCACCTTGTGGTCCGATGCCGCGAAAACCATCCCAACGGATCTGACCGGCGCTACAGCGGCGGCGCATATTCAGCAGGCCAACACTTCACTGAAACCGCCTGTCGTGCTGACCTGCACGATCGCACCGCCGAACACCATCAATATGATTCTGGTGTCCGACGTGACAGTCGGCACGCCAGCGCGCGGCCATCAGGGCCGATGGGACATGCAGGTAACCTTCCCGAACGGTGAGGTGCAGACGGTGCTCGCGGGTACGGTCGACATCGTCGGTGACGTTACGAGGATCGCGTCATGAACCAAATCACGGTCATCGAGACCAATGGCGCAGAGGCGATCTACGTCGAGGCTTTCGATATGGTGGACGGCGTCGTTCGCGTCGATGTCATCTACCCGCCGCCCGCGATCAGTTTCGTTGAAATTCAGGTTCCCGGCATTCAGGGACCGCAGGGACCGCCCGGTGAAAGCGATCTGCACAACGCGAAGCTGACCGGAATATCGACGCTCTACAGTGATGATCCCGGTGCGCTAGGCGTACAGCAGGACATCTTCCACGATTCAGAATCGCCTGCCGTTAACGATATTCCGTATCAGCAGACGCTCTATGTCCGCGACGACGCTGGCACCAAGCTGCCGATGGGCGGGATTAAATATACGTATTCCTGGGTCGAGGCGGGTTTTGCCGGCGGTTACTGGACCGTCCTCT